ACTTTGAATCTCGTGGTTATAAAGTAAAAGAGATAACTATGAATGACGAGGTTGTTGGAAAAGCAATAACTTTTAAAAGAAAAGTGAATGGTCCTAACGGAATGGTTAGACAAGCACCTAAACTTTTAGATGCAAATAAAAATCCAATAGATGAACTTGTTGGTAACGGCTCTAAGGTTAGAGTCCAATACAATGAGTGGGAGACTTCTAATAAGTATGGAGACTTCAAGGGTTTGGATTTCCAAGCTATGCAAGTTATTGACTTAGTGCAATATAAATCGGGAGATGGCTCTGAATTTGAAGCTATCGAAGGGGGAGAAGAATTCTAATGGTTATTAGTATTAGAAACGATAAAGGCGAAGCAACTAATTATGATATCAATTTGATTGCAGACCAACAGAAAAAAACCAGTGCAACTGTAATGGTAAATAAAGTTGGTAACTTGCAAGTCATACTTGAAGCATTAGATTTTGCAAGTCGTACTCATAGAGCAAACTTAGAAGACCTTTTGAAGGGTTGTCCTGAGGCGAAGACAGAAGAGCCGGCTACTGAAACCGAAGAGGAAGAAGAAGTCGAAGCTGAAACTGAAGTAGTGGAAAAGAAAAGCTAACTATGAGTTTTTGGGTAATGTATCCTAATATTACTCAGTATTAAATATAAATGGGGTGTCTTCGGATACCCTATTTTTTTGAGGGTCAAAGATGGAATCAGATTTAAAATTTAAAGATTGTCATTTGCCTTGTCCGGCTTGTGGCTCAAGCGATGCTTTGTCAGTAAATGAAAATGGCTCAGCTAAATGCTTTAGTTGCGATGAATTTTTTCCGAAAGGGGTAGAAGACACAGGAACAACGAAGAATAATAGTGTGACGAAAACAGTAAGAGAACTTAATGCTCATGGTGGAGTCTTTGCTAAACTTACAGACCGAAGTATAGCTAGAGAGACTGCTGAGAAGTATGGAGTTAAAACAGTTTATGATAGTGCAGGGCAGATAGCTCAGCACATCTATCCGTTATACATAAACAATGAGCTGACTGCTAATAAGATAAGGTATGTCAGAGATAAAAAGTTTAGCTATGATGTAAGTCCACAAGGAGTTGGTCTGTTTGGACAACAACTCTTTAAAGAAGGTGGGAAGTATCTAACGATTACTGAGGGAGAGTGTGATGCGATGGCAGCCTACGAGTTACTGGGTAGTAAGTGGGCTGTCGTTTCTATTATCAAGGGAGCGGCAGGAGCGGTTAGAGATATCAAAGAAAACTTAGAGTATGTAGAAAGTTTTGATAATGTTGTGCTTTGTTTTGACAAAGATAAACAAGGCATGGAAGCGGCAAAGAAAGTTGCTAGTATTTTAAAACCGGGCAAAGCTAAGATAGTAACACTACCTAATGGTTACAAAGACGCTAACGATATGTTGGTTAAAGGTAAGTACAAAGAGTTTACTTCAGCTTGGTGGGACGCTAAAGTTTTTACACCCGGCGGTATCATTAGAGTATCAGAAAAGAAAGACCAATTCTTAGACCGCCCTCGTAAAGAAAGCATACCTTACCCTTGGGAAGGGTTGAATCAAAAACTTTACGGGCTTCGACAAGGCGAGTTAGTTACTCTTACTGGTGGTACAGGACTAGGTAAGTCTAGTGTAACTCGTGAGCTAGAACATTGGTTAATTAAAAACACCGAAGACAATGTAGGTATCATAGCCTTAGAAGAAGATTGGCGAAGAACAGTAGATGGTGTCTTGTCTATCGAAGCAGATGCTCGTTTGTATGTTGACCAAGAACGAGATAAGTTTGATGAAGAAACTTTAATGGATATGTTTGATAAAGTTTTTGAAGACGATAGAGTTTTCATTCATGCTCACTTTGGCACTAATGAGATAGATGATATCTTTGCTAAACTTAGATACTTGATAGTTGGTTGTGACTGCAAATGGGTAGTAGTAGACCACCTACACATGCTTGTTAGTGCCTTGGGTGAAGGAGATGAAAGAAGAGCCATTGATAATATTATGACTAGGCTTAGAAGTTTAGTTGAAGAAACTAATGCCGGTTTAATTTTAGTCTCACACCTAAGAAGAGTTGATGGTAACAAGGGACATGAGAATGGTATTGAAGTTTCATTATCACATTTACGAGGCTCAAATAGCATTGGACAACTTAGTGATTGTGTGATAGCCTTAGAAAGAAATCAACAATCAGACGACCCTGATGAAGCTAGGACAACTCGATTAAGAATATTAAAATCAAGATACACTGGCGATGTTGGGGTAGCTACTCACTTACTGTACGACAAAGAAACAGGGAGACTATCTGAAGGTTATGACTTAGAATTCAATTCTGATGAGAAACAATCTTCAATAGAATTTTAATGGAATTAGTATTTGATATAGAAACAAACGGTTTACTTTGGGAATCTTCTTTTAAGAATGAAGAAGGGGAAGTAGAAACCTTACCACCTGCATCTGTAATCTGGTGTATTGTTGCTATTGATAATCAAGATAATGTTTATACTTTTAAACCTTCTCAAATTGACGAGGGCATTGAGTTTTTAAAATCTGCTGATGTATTGGTTGGGCATAACATCATAGGTTTTGATATTCCTGCTATAGCTAGAATCAAACATGTTGATTTATCTGAACATGTTAGAATCATTGATACTTTGACCCTATCAAGATTGCTACACCCTACTCGTGAGGGTGGGCATAGCCTAGAAAAGTGGGGTTGGAAACTCAACTGCCCTAAGTCAACTGCTCCTATGTTTACTGAATATAGTGATTCAATGTTAGATTATTGTGTCCAAGATGTAAGGTTAAACAAGAAAGTTTTAGAAAAACTTAGGCAAGATGGAGTAGGTTTTGCTAAAGAATCAGTAGAAATAGAGCATGAAATAACAAAAATACTAACACAACAAGAACTAAATGGTTTTCTTTTTGACGAAAAACAAGCCATGGAATTATTAAGTTCTTTGAATCAAAGGAAGAAAGAAGTAGAAGATGAAGTACATGATACTTTTAAACCTAAGTGGGTTCCTATCAAAGAGGTTACACCTAAGTTAAAAAAAGATGGTACTTTATCTAAGTCGGGTTTAACTACTATAGAATATGAAGAGCGAGTAGCTAATAATGATATTACTCCTTTCACTAGAAAAGAACTTAAAGAATTTAACTTAGGGTCTCGTCAACAGATAGGACAATATCTAATAGACTTTGGTTGGAAGCCAAAAAGATTTACTCCAACCGGACAACCTATTGTAGATGAGGGAACATTAAGTAAAATATCACATATAAAAGAAGCTCAATTAATAGCTGAATATCTATTAATACAAAAACGAGTAGGACAAATTGAATCTTGGTTGGATAATATGAAATCTGATAACCGTGTACATGGAGCAGTAATATCTACGGGTGCCATTACAGGTAGAATGACACATAGAAATCCAAACATGGCTCAAGTCCCTGCTGTTTACAGTCCTTATGGTAAGGAATGTAGAGCTTGTTGGATAGTGGCTGAAGGTTATAAGCTAGTGGGCGTTGACGCTTCAGGATTAGAATTAAGAATGTTAGCCCACTATATGTCAGACAAGGAGTACATAAATGAAATTATCAACGGAGACATTCACACAACTAATAGAAAGTTTGCTCGCCTTAAATCAAGAGATGAGGCTAAGACTTTCATCTATGCACTTATATACGGTGCCGGAGATGAAAAAATTGGAAGTATCATTGAAGGAAATAGAAGGGATGGTAAACGGTTGCGAGAACAGTTTCTTAATAGTTTACCAACACTTAAATCTCTTAAGACGAGAGTTGACAGAGCAGCTGGAAAAGGCTTCCTCAAAGGACTAGACGGAAGAAAAATATTTTTAAGACATAAACATGCCGCTTTAAATACTTTATTACAGGGTGGAGGAGCTATAGTAATGAAAAAAGCTTTGATACTTTTAAATGATAAACTTAAAACTTGTGATATTGATTTTAAATTTGTGGCAAATATTCACGATGAATGGCAAATAGAAGT